GGGCGGATCTGAGGTTGAAGTTCTTTGTGGATCGCTTTGCTTCGTTGTTGCCAAACCTGGAAACAGCCAACTCTGCGGATGAGGTGATTGGTTTGATCAACAGTCAGACATCTGATCAGGTAACGGCTCAGTTTCTTGCTGAGATCATTTCCAACCTGAGTCGTCAGGGTGTTGAATTCAGAGATCGAACACAGACAGAAACCTCTGTGTTGAACAGGTTGAAGAACGTAGCATTGAACACAAGACTCAACAATCGTTTCTTGGTTCCGGTTGCTAACACTGTGAAGGAAGACTCAGTAGGAGTGTTTGCGGATGAGCTATCTTCGGAGACGTTTACCAAAAGGATTGAAACGATTCAGAACGCAGCCATCTCGAATGCCAACTCCAACCTTCTGAGTCCCTTGGACTATGAGTTCGAGGTTCTTTCCTATGTTGGTTACAGGCCCGTTGACACCAATGGTTATGAGCCATCTGTTGAGTCTCTTGGATACCTGCTTGAAAAACGAGAGATCAGGTCCGATGGAACCCAGGAACAACACCCACCTGTGATCATCGAGAACCCTTTTGTTGGTACAACATACGATGGTCAGGTTAGATACAACTCCGTGTACTACTACAGGATCCGAGGAGTTTATCTGGTAGAGGTGCGTGCTGTTGATGAGGTTACGAAACAGAACCTTCTGGTGTCATTCCTGGTTGGTTCCAAGTTCTCTCCAGAGAAGAAGGTTGTGACTGTTGAGAACGTTCCACCACCACCACCAGCAGACTTCAACGTAGCTTGGGACTATGGGGAGAGAGCGTTGCGCTGTACCTGGAACCTGCCTTCTAATCCACAGCAGGATATCAAGTACATTCAACTGTTCAGACGCAAGAGCATCGCCGATCCTTTTCAACTGATCAAGATGTGGGACTTCAACAATACCCAAACCAGGGTAGCTTTAAGCGAATATCCACTACCAGAGTTGGTTGAGAGGGTTCCTGAGTTTGTTGGGATCTATCTGGATCGTGAGTTCGGAAAAGACTCAAACTATATCTACGCTGTTGCTGCAATTGATGCTCATGGGTTGTGTTCCAACTATTCCTTGCAGTTTCAGGTTGGTTTTGACAGGTTTGAGAACCGACTTGTAAAGAAGCTTGTTTCGGTATCTGGAGCTCCAAAGCAGTACCCAAACGCTTATCTGAACGCAGATACCTTTGTGGATACAATCAAAGACTCAGGTCACACAAGTATACGAGTTGTGTTTAATCCGGATTACCTGAACCTTGTGAACGGAACCGGGGCTGACTTGAAACTCTTGAAGACATCCAGGGTGAACGGCAAGTACAGACTACAACTGATCAACGTTGATCTTCAAGCTCAACAGAACATCGATATCACACTACAGGATTCAAGGCTCACAGCTTCCAACAATCGTGAGTCACGCTAATTAGGCAAGAGGTAAAACGTGGGTTTTCTGCAACAAGACACAAATAACATCATCCTGGATGCCGCACTAACTGACACGGGTCGTCAGTTGCTTGCGAGAAACGATGGTAGCTTTTCTATCATCAAGTTTGCTCCAGGAGATGATGAGGTTGACTACACCTTGATTCAGAAGTTTGGTAGAACGGTTGGAAAAGAGAAGATCGAGAAGAACACTCCTGTGTTTGAAGCTCTGACCAACGGTGCCTATGCCCAGAAGAACCGTTGCATCTCTCTTTCCAACCCCAACCTGATTCGTCTTCCAAACTTGAGTCTTGCGGGAGGTCTTGGAGTTGATTCTACCAGCAACACAGTCTCAATTGGAACCACGACCAACAAGACCAGACAGCTTACGGTTCAACAGGCGATTGGTGGTGGTGAGACCACGATTGACGTTGAGCTTCGTGACCAAGCGTTCATTCTAAGCCTGGACAACAGGTTCCTCCAGGTTCTCTCAAGAGCCCCAGACAACGTGGATGTTCAGCAGAGAGCAACCTACATCTTGTCAAGAGACACTACCGAGAACTCTGTTGGTGGCTCTCAGGTCACCTTCACGATTGGCGTGAAAGCAATCACAGAGGCTCAGTTCCAGATTTACGGAGCAAAGTACAACAAGAACCTGATCTCCACGTTTGTCAGGATCTCCGGAGTTCAGTCTGGGGCCGTGAAAGAGTTTGAAGTTCAGATCAACAAGCTGGGATAAGAAACAACCATGGCAACATTTAAGGAATTTGGCGCAGAAGACATCAAGACATCCAGGTCTTTCCTCAATCAGTTGGTTGACATCATCCAAGAGGACATCTCGGGATCGGTAACCAGGAGAAAATATCAGGTGTTTGTCACGGGTGGATTGGGGCCTGGGGTTACCAGTTCTTTGTTCCAGACCGTGTTTGATCAGGACTTCTCTCTCCAGACAGCAAATCCTGTGTTTGACATGACCATTGGTCTTCATGCCAACAGTGATGTTGTCTCAGGTGCAAACCCTACGATTGATGCGAATGGCAAATATACCTTCCCTTCTCAATCCATGATGATGAGAGAGAAGATGGACATCTATCGCCAGATGGCTGGTGCTTTGCTTGGAGATGCCACAGAACAGTTCAGCTTCGTCTCAGGATCCACAACCAGCGCAATCAACGAAGCGATGTTCATTTGTTTCAAGCGTTTGTTTGCAAGAGATCAGATCAAACGAGAAACTTTCGCAATTCAGTTGTTCCAAACGGGCAGCACTCTAACCACACCAGCAACCGGATCAGTGATCTTTACAGACTTGAGTTCTTCGGTGAACAAAGACCTGAGCTTTGGTGGACAGGTTTCAGCAATCCTGAACTCTTCGGATACAAGCAAGCAGGTTGGATTGTTGTTCATTGATCGTGGTGTTGCTGTTCTTGACATGGCCAAGGTTTTTTCGGCTCAACCTGGAACTATGGCTCTGACTGGTACAATCAATGCTATTAGTCCATCTGGTTACACACCGTTCACAGGTTCGTTCAACCAGTTCCTTACCAGTGCTTCAATCGACAACATTGTTGATCATATTGCCACCACAAGGTTCTCGGGGTCTACACAGACAGCAATGACTTTCCAGAACATCACGGACATCAACTCCACGCTGTTCTTCTGTAGGCTTGCAGCAGATGAGTTCAATTACTCTTCAAACCCAACTTTCACTGATTCCTCTAATCGAATTGTTGTGATTGATGAAGGACAAGAAGACACACAGAGAAGTTTCGCTTTTGTTACGTCTCTTGGACTCTATGATGCTCTCGACAATCTTTTGGCCGTAGCAAAGCTTTCCAGGCCAGTTCTCAAGGATGACGAGAGAGACATCACTTTTAAGGTCAGACTCGACTTTTGACATGGAAATGAGAGATGGATGGCTATTCAAAGGATCAACCCGGATGACATCGAAGTCTTCACGCTTACAACAAATCCACCAAGAACTTTCAGTTCAAGTTCTCAGGGTGTTGTAAGCGGAACGCTTCACGTATTTGCTAGACGGTCACCATTTGAAAAAGAAGTCCATCCACTTTCAATCTTCTCAGGTTCTTTCGTTGACAGAGACCTGGACGTGATCAGGAACACAATCGTTCAGAACTCCAGTTCTGAACGTTCTGGAATGCTCAGAACCTATCTGGAAAATGTGAACTCTCAGTCTGTTTCGCTTAGAAAGCAACAAACGGTTGAGGTGATCAGATTTGAACCATCTGCTCAGTTCAGTTCAAACAGTGTCAGAAAAACCGTAGTAATCAACAACCTGATGCCGTTCTATCGGAACGTTTATCCAGAAGCTCACTTTGCTTTCACCAACTATCACTCTCTGAACTTCTTGACTGGTTCTGGACTGCCTGCGGACACAGCTTTGATCTATGCCGATCCTGATCACCAGTATGCTGTAACAGGATCTTTCACGTTTGACTTCTGGATCAATCCAAGATACAAGAACGACTATCCTGGGGCTGATTTTAGGGCAGGGACCATCTTCCATCGCTCTTCCTCTTATGCTGTGTCTCTGGTTACTGGTTCTTCCAGAGATATCAACGGATATGTGGATGGGTTCAAACTCGTTTTGCAACTGAGTCACAGTGCTGAGACTCAACCACATCAAGCCGTTACAGGTTCAGGTGAACTTGTATTCGTATCAGATGACAACGCCCTGAAACGTAACACATGGCATCATGTTACTATTAGATGGGGCGGCCCTCAAGTCAACCAGGGTTCTGGTTCTTTCTTGGTTGACACAAAACCTGTTGGTTCCTTTGTCTTCACGGGCTCTTTGACTGACCACCATGATGAGAACTGTTTGTTGATTGGCAACTTCTTCAATGGAAACAACATTCCAAGTTTTTTCACAAACGAAGTATCTCAAAGAGATGGTTTGACAGAGCTAATCCCTGGCACTGGCACTGCTCCATCTGGTTATGTTCTTGATCATGGTCTGAATGCAGAGGTTCATGACCTGAAACTCTACAGTCGATACCTGAATGACACAGAAGTAGGGTTTCTTGACACACAAGGACCAGTTTCAGGTACCGAATACTTGCACAACGGATTGCAGTTCTTCCTGCCCCCATTCTATACGAAAGAATCGCCAGAACGCAAATTTTATCTTGGCTATGGAGGAATGGTAGCGACGCCGTTCTTTGAGATCGATGGAACCTCTGAATCACCTATTGATGTTGATGCTTCGTTTGGATGTGCCGGTCACTATCTGAACCTGGAGAACTTTGTCCGAGACTTCGCCACCGGAACCTATGCAAGACTGTTTCATCTCACTGCATCCGTGTTGACTGGTACTGCTCCCGTCCCAACAAGCTTCAATGACTATCTCTATGCGACAGGATCAAATCTGAAACGTCACATGACATTGTTGCCTAATGACAACGGCAGGTTCTTCCCAAACTTTACCTTCATGATCCCAGGTGTTGATGACTATGCCATTTCTGGTATTGCGTTCTCAACAACTCAGAGTTTCAGAGCTCCGTTCAAGGTTGATCCATCTCAGTTCATAAATGACAACGGCTCAACGTCTCCTGGTTTTATTACTCTCAGGAACCTTATTCCCATGGATCTGTTCCAGAGCCCAGCACAAGAAGAGAGTGGATCGTTGGTCAGGGCTCTGAACGGAGTCAGTCCTGAGAACCTTGGTGATCTTCCTAGTAGTCATGGAAGATACACGATCCTTCAAAGAACAGGAGACAACTCTTGCAACCAGATCGTGTTCTTTGATGTCTCAAACCTCTATTATGGTATGCAGATTGAACCAGGAACACTACAGATCAGAGACACGAACACAACTGGTTCTCATGGAAAAATGGAGATGACCCTGATAGATGATGGTGAAGGAAACATCTATCGTTCCAACACCTCTGGTTCATCTCCTGATTGGGCTAGTGTAGGAAACGTGTTCTATAACGAAGGAATTGTTCTATTGAAACACCCTTCGTTGTTCTTCTTTGGAACCGACAACTATGAGATCAGTTTCAAGGGGAAACAGAACACACACATCTTGACCTACAACTTGTTCAAGAGACCTTTGATGGCTGTCTCTTCAAGCAACCCAAACTATCTGCCTGTTAGTGCATCAACAGACGCAAATGACACAGACAAGAGGTTTGTCTATATCACAGGAATCAACCTTCACGATGACAACCTGAACGTTGTTGCCAGAACAGTTCTGGCTCAACCTGTTGTTGCCAGAACAGCAGATAAATTTCTATTCAAAATACGAATGGATTTTTGAAGCGGTACTTAAATCCATGGAAAAAAATCTTCGTCAGTTCATTGAAGAAATGATTCAAAAAGAACTTGATGAGAGCGCAATTCTTTCTTCAACTGCCCTCGATCAAGGATTGGCCATTTATCTAAGCGAAGAAGGTGGTGTAACCACAATTATGCTATATGACCCAAAGTCATATGGAACAGATCACATAATTCGCGGGATGATTGAGATTGAAAAAAACTTCAAGTGTAAAGCTTGGACCATTGTTACATCTTCAGCAGAAAAAGGTTATGGACCTTTAATGTACGATATAGCTTTTTCTTTTGCTGGAAATGACGGAATGATGTCAAGCAGAGCCAGTGTAAGTGATGCGGCAAGAAAAATATGGAATTTTAATTACACGACTCGAAAAGATGACTTTGAGATCATTCGACTACCTCCGGATTGTAAGTTTATTGGAAGGGACAGTCAAGAACCATTGAATTACAAATATGTTCTCAAACACAGGGTTGATTACAGTGGATTTTTAAGAGCTCACGAACAGTTTCTTGATTCGTTACACACAAATGAACAAAAGAGGTTTTTTGACGAATTGCAAGATCAAGCAACCAAGTTTTTTAACAGAAAATACTTTGGAAGATAACCAATGCTAATTACGAAAGATAGAGGAATCATCTGAAATGGCAAAAAGAACACTACCCCCAGGAAGATATATCCAGATTTATCGTGGTGCTGTGCGCGGTAACAGCAAAACGGAAAAACGCACCAGCATTGTTTCGGCACTTGACAGACTAAAAATGGTTGGAATTAAAGGTATCATCTGGCACGGATTCTCAGGCGAACTAACTCCTGCTGTGTTCCTGGAACTGGCTGCTCTTGCTACAGCAAGGGGTCTTCTGTCGCTTGCAGCTTTTGGAGACGGGGATAGTGACCCGGAAGGATTTGGACGCCGTGTAGGGGCTATAGCAAACCTTCCTGAGTGTACCGGAGTAGTTCTGGACTTGGAAGGTATTTGGGAAAACGAACCTGGGGACAAAGCAAAGGCTGTGGCTCTCGGTAGAGCTCTCAGACAAGTTGCACCTGATGCTTTGGTTTTTGATCAGCCATGGCCTGTTCCACAATATCATGGTTCATTTCCATGGGATGAAACCGCTGCGTTTGTAGATGTACGAGCACCCCAGTGGTATTTCAATGATTTCAAAAAAAACTTTGGAGACCAGAGGTACCAAAAATGTCTGAAGTGGTTTTGTGATTCTTGGCGTGCTCTTGAAGCAAAACTAGCTGCCAAGAATTTGATTCGACCTCGAATAATGACAATTCAAGGCTACGGATGGGATGGCATCTTTGCGGATCTTGTTGCATGTCTAACAAGTAACCCAACCATCTTCATCTGGTCTGAACCATACCCAGACGAACTATTCAGCAAGGGCCTTGTAGTTGTGAATAAACTTGAGAAGCTTGGTTTTACCGGCTCTGATGCAGTTTTGAGCTACCAACGCTCAACTAACGGAACACTTAAGCAAGATAATCGGTGTGGGCCTTCCACTCTTGCCTCATTGGGTTTGAACTAGTTTCCACCCTTTAGTCTGAACGGTTTTGTGGCTGATCAGCTTCCAAACTTCTGCTTGGTTTAGGCCATGTTCACGGCAAAACTTTCTAAGATTGTGAAGAGGCCCAAAAATCCTACCGTCTGGTGAAACGATTTTTACGTCATATGTTTTTGCCCTACTTTGAGCAAAACGTTCATTGTGAGTAGTAGTGTGTGTTCGACCTTTGTGTGCTTGTCCAATCTTGGCGCAGTGTGCAGGGGTTTTGGGCTTGTTCTTGTGTGCTTTGGATATTTTGTCTTTTGCGTTTTGAGTGTGTTTTATTCCAAGCCTTGAGTTTCCAACCAAACATATGTTGTAACACTCTTTCTGATTGTCATGCCACTTCAACAAGTGCTCATTTTCTTTACAAATGAGGGTTTGTGCGTTCTCAACCACCTCTAGAACATAAAAAGCAAAAGCCTGTGAACCATATTTCTTATATTCTGCTTGCAAATAAGCATTATCGTGCCTTCCTGATTCCAACAAACAAATATGTCTTGACCATCTTCGTTTGAAACACATTGCAGAACCAACATAGACCTTGCCATTTGCCAGGTTCTTGATTGCGTAGACTCCACTTTTGACCCCAATTGTTTTCATATCATCAGGATAAATCATGCGTATAAGTAGAACATTGTTGTGCATAAACGCTTGGGGCATTGACCAATACTTATTGGCAGAATGACAAACTCAGTTCAACTTCTAAAAGAGTTCATCAACAACGTGGTTGACAAAGCTATGGTTGATGAGATAGCCAAACAACCTCATGAAGCCGAAGCAAGCGGGTTTGCTTTGTCTATCCTGAAATCAGGAACTACAATTCGTCTGGTTCTCTATCAACCAACAGGGCTACAACAGATTTGTCAGGAAATGGCCAAACAACCAAAACAACTTGGATTTGACGCAAAACTAGATGCTGTTCTTTATATGTTGAATAATCCAGTTGTTGGGTTTATTCGAATAAATTCCGAAGATTGTGGATTGATTCTTATGAATAGTGCGGCAATCAAAGGTTATGGCCCAATGATGTACGACACCGCCCTTGCATATGCTGGTAAAAAGGGAATTATCCCAGATAGACAGAGCGTTTCTCCAGCAGCCAGAAATATATGGAAATATTACGCAACTAAAAGGCAAAAAGAAATTAAAGTATTCCCTATTTCTGAGGATGATGAGTGCGCAACACATCAAAATGATGAGGATTATTGGTGTTTGGATGCTAGATATGCGCTTCGAAATCCCGACCTGTCCAGGATCACCAACCTCACAGCAAAAGGAGAACAGACTTTCCAAGTCATCCAACAAACAACTTCCATCCCACCTGATGAAGTCCTTAAAAGACTAGCTGGCTTTTTCTTTGATCAGATGTACTAACTCTCTCTCCTCCCTCTCTGGTAATCCTCCACAATATCTCGGTAATCCACCAACAGGATCCGAGACATACTAGAACCATGCCAACCAAAAAACGTCGTAGACGCAAGAAGAAGCACTACAAGACCGGCACATACAAGAGCCCGAAGTGCAAGACTCCGATCGAGTATCGTTCCGGGTGGGAGTTGGAGGTTGCCAAGTATCTTGACCTGGATCCCCAGGTTGAAGAATATGGTTATGAGTGCCTTGTGATCGAATATGTCTCGAATACCCGAACCAAGAAAGTTCGCTCATACTATCCAGACTTCCTGATCACCTACAAAGATGGTTCCAGGAAACTTGCAGAAGTCAAACGCAAGGACAAACTGAACGATCCCTTGGTGATCAAGAAGGCAAAGGCGGCAGAAGAATGGTGCGCAAAGCAAAATCCCCCGGTTCGGTACGAGTTCTGGACAAACACGATGATCGAAGCATTTCGGAAGATCAACGAAGCAGCCGAGATGACTCAGAAACCACTGATCTCAGAAGCTCTCAAACAAAAAGTCAAAGCTCAGGTTCAGAAGAGACGAAAACCAAAGAAGCCATCGAAGTAGACCTTGGGCTAGATATCTCCAGTTCAATTACTGGAGTTGTTCTGATGGACAAAAATGGGGTTATGTTGTTCATGGGGCACGTTCCACTTACTTCTGTTAAGTACAAAACCATTTTTGACAAAGCCGATGCGGTCATTGATTGGATTAAAGACAATGTTTCTGATCAATTCAAGGTTCGTCGAATTTTTGTTGAAGCAAATGCAAAGGGTTATTCTGTTGGTTTTTCTTCCGCAGACACCTTGTTTACTCTAGCCAAGATGAATGCCTTGGTAAGTTACCTTACCCATAAATGGTTTGGAGTTCCTGTTATTGATGTGAATGTCACATCTGCACGTTCCAAGATTGGGTATAAAAACAACAAGTCTGTAAAAAAACCCGTTAAAGAAAAAGTTAGAGAGTTTGTTCTCTTAAATCACCCTTATCTTCCTTTCCAAACACGAACTGTTACTGTTGGAAAAAACAAAGGTATGGTAGTTCCAGCCACAGGCGTTGAAGATGAAATTGACGCCTTTATTTTGTGCCTCGGCGGCCAATTAATGTATCCATTATGAAAACCTGCCCTGTGGCATATTTATCTTCATGAAATTCATCTATGAAGAGCACTCACTAAAATCTGGGATCTACAAGATTCTTAACACTCACACAAATCGCATTTACATCGGTCAAGCAAAACGTTTTAAAGAAAGATGGAATGGGCATCGTTACTCTCTTTGTCGAAATAAGTGTATGAATAGATTTTTACAATTTGATTTTAACAAAAGTAAACAAGAACTTGGTCATGATGATTTTTTAGAATTTCACATTTTAGAAATAATAGAAGAATCAACCAAAGAACAACGCAACAAACGAGAAGAATGGTGGATTCAAAAATTTTACGATCAACAACAAAATTGTTATAACTTCAAACAGAAAGCTGAAAGCAATGAACGTTCTTGTTGGTCTTCTAATCCATCCGAAACAAGCAAAAAAATTAGTATTGCAACAAAAGGTAGAAAAATTTGGAACAAAGGATTGAAACTCTCCGAAGAGCACAAACTGAAACTCAGCGCGGCTCATATTGGTAAAACATGTAGCCAAGAAACCAAACAAAAAATGAGCGAATCCCATAAAGGGGAAAAAGCTCCGTGGTTTGGCAAAAAACTATCAGAAAAGCATCGTCAGAAGTTGAGCGAAGCTCACAAAAACCAGGATAATTCAAACTTGAAAAAGGAGCTTATTCTTATTGGTCCTGATGGTACAGAGCATCATGTGGTTGGGATTAGTAAGTTCATCAAAGAGCAACATCTAAGTTCGGGTCGAATGTTTAAGTTGTTAAAAGGGGAATTAATAGAATATCAAGGATGGAGAGTTTTTTATGAAAAAATATAAAGTAATTTACGCTGATCCACCTGTGAGTGTCAGCCAAATACTCAATCCATAATTTCATAAAATCTTTGTGATAGGCTTTCAGAGAATCATCAATGCAGCACACACAAGGACAAGCCATAGATTTTATTGAAAAATGTTTTGGACCGGCAACTCTTTCCAATGGAGGGTTGAACGCTTCGGTTACGTGTCCGAAATGTGCAGAAAAAGAAGATAATCTCCAGAAAAGAAAGCTTGTTATTCGAACTGATGATTTTCTGACCCATTGCTGGGTTTGTGGGTATCGTTCCACAAACCTTCTTAATCTATTATCAGAGTTTCACCCGCACTTTATTGATGAATTTAAAGAAAAGTTCAATGTCAAACAAGCTCATAAACGCATATCAACTCTTGATGTTTCAAAACTGTTTGAAGAGAAAGATTCATCAGAGTTTGTTCTTCCCTCTTTACAATTGCCTACTGGTTTTACCTTGTTGGCTACCAACATAGGAAAAGGCATCAAACATGTTGATGAAGCTTGGAACTACCTAAGAACCGAAAGAGGAATAACCGAACCTGAACTTTGGTTATGGAAGTTTGGCGTCACAGATGTTCGCCCACCCAAAGGCGAACAGAACTATAGGTTCAGAGTTATTGTTCCTTCTTTTGATTCGCAGGGAAACCTGAACTATTTTTCGGCTAGAAGTTATTGGAAAAAACTCTCTGGACCAAAATATATCAACCCAAATGTTCCAAGAGAGCATGTAATCTTCAATGAGTTGAACATTGATTGGACAAAAGAGCTTGTGATTGTTGAAGGAGTATTTGATCTTGTCAAGTGTACCGAAAATGCCACTTGTTTGCTCGGATCAACCTTGGATTCAACTTATCTTCTTTTTCAGAGAATTGTAGAGAGAAACACGCCTGTGTTATTGGCGTTGGATCCTAATGTTAAAAAGAAAACATATAACTTGGCCAAGTTGTTTTTAGAGTATGGAATCTCTGTAAGAATCTTTTCGGTTCCTTCGAGTTTTAATGATGTAGGGGAAATGACCAAGCAACTGTTCGTTGAGCAAAGCAAACATGCTGTCCCGTTCACCAATCAAGATTATCTTCGTTGGAAGTTGTCTCAAATGTGAGAGAAGACCCGAAGTATAAGAGATACTAAGGTCCATGAGTTCCACAAATAGAAAAAGAAATAATTCTAAAAGAGCAACGTTGGATTATTACCCTACTCCATCATGGGCTGTTCATCGTTTCTTGGAGAAAATAAAC